TTATATCTGACTATACTACTATTACCGTATGTAGAGCTTGCGGCCCACTCGCCTAGATAGCCTGGTAATATAACGCTAAGCGCTATAGTATGGGCCGACATTATCACCAGCTCTTTACCAATAGTGGCATCGTGGCGCCGTACTCCCATACTCATACCTACCGTCTCGAACCATACAGAGGCCTTCGTGCGCTTAGGTAACTCATTCGGGAAATAACTCTTACTATCTATGTCTAGTTGTACGGAGCGGGGCCTCTTACTATTAGGGCCCACCAATAGGTTGGTGCAGTCTAGTGCGCCTAGCGTAGCATTATTAATAGCCATAGTGACACTAGATATGACGTCGTGAATAGTATAGCCATCTACCATAGGCACTATGACCTCTACCGCACTAGAGTTACTTACTACGTATCCATCGGTGGGGCCCGTTTTATTAGATAAGTAGAGATATACATAGCTATAGTTATCGCTATCTATATGCAGTGTCTCTAATTGACGTACTGGTGAGTTGGGCCGGCTCGTATCTAGGTTAATAGATGTGAAGTCAGAATAGGATAGTGAGCCTAGGTCGAGATTGAGTGCAAAGTAGAGAGTGCGCTCCTTATCAATATCTAGCTCTCGTGCCCCGTCTCCTGATACTAAACCATCCTTATAGAGAGTTATGATACGCTCTAGATCGGTTATAGCCGCCTTCTCTAGATTCTCCGCTAGCGTTATATTCTTAACATTAGCATCAATAGGAATGGAGGCTATTAGACGACTAGCAGTGAGAGTAGCTGCTATGGCCAGTAGACCCTCTTGGAATGGACCGCTAGAATCGCTGAGTATCTCGACTACTCGCTGGAATACTATGGGATACGTATCGCCGAATAGATACGTGTTATCCAGAGCGCGGGCTGCGCTCAGTATCAAGCCCATGCGCGGATAAGCCTGTTGCAGCGCTACAGCCACTACCTCATCCTGCCGTCGTCTATAGGCTGATAATAGAACACTGTGAGAGACTACCATATCGAGGAATGCCTCGCGGTTAGTCTCTATATAGGTGCGGATGGGACCACTCTGGCCAAAACTGTTCAATGTAACCTCCGGTTACTCAAGGTTCATTAGAGCATCAATAGTACGCGCCTTACCGATGAAACGAATACCCTTTTCTACAGCTATATCCTTGATTTTGTCAGATGTCAGTTTTTCTAACTGGGCTCGTCTATCTAAATTAGCAGCATTAATGAGGGTAGGGCTATTAACGGTGCTAACCTCAATCTCCTTTCCATCTGCTGTCAAGAAGACCGTAGTCTCGTCATCGTCCTCATTGTAAATCTCAGGCTCTGCGGGAGGCATACCAGACTCCCCTAACTCAGGGGCCTTCTCTTCAATAGGTACTAGAGGCTCTCCTGGTAAGCCCACCGGGATATCATATACTTCGTAACTGATAACACTCTCTTCTTGAGTAGAGACGCCGTGGGTAACCTCGCCTTCAATGTAATCGTAGTTAGCGCCCTCGCGGTTTACTTCATCCATTAATTCCTTATAGCCCTGTTGGTACTCATCGAGATAGAAGTAATCTAGATGAATAGACTGCGGGCTAACTAGAAACTTGAGCTCCTCCTTCGCCTGTACATCATTGAGGTCGAAGTGAGGTCTATCTCCTGTGAAGTAAGCGCGACTTTTGCCCCCGAACTCATAGTCAAAGGGACTTAGGATGGTCAGTACTAATGTAGTCATATACTTAGAAAATGGATATCAACAATTTAACACATAAAGACGCCCTAAAGAGTGGGGTCTCTATAATATAAGACGCTAGGATTTCTCCTAGCGTCTTATATAGGCATCACACTACTAGATTAAGCTTCTGTAGATAGTGCGGGAGATAGTGAGAGCATTAGATGGGCCTACAGTCACTTCAACTAGATCAGTGGGATCAGCCCATTTAGTCAGGCGAGAGTCGCCTGGTTTTCCGACCTTACGCATAGGAGCCTCATTCGCTAAGTAGATTGGATTGATGCGACCTAGTAATGTAGAGTCAGAACGAGTTAATACGCGCTGGATAGCCGGTTCGCTACCAGTCTGAGCAGACGCAGTAGTGCTGGGCATGTAATACTCAAACACAGAGACGTGAGTACCGGACGCAGCGTTGATGTTATTGATGTCAGCAATAGCAGTGCTCGCGGTACCAGCATTAGCGTTGCCAACGTTAGCGTAATGGAATGCAGTGCCGGGCTTAATTAAGAAGGATTTACCAGCGGTGTTGTAGCGGGCTACAGCGTCGGCCTTAGTAAATACCTTACGGACTGCAGGGAACTCAGGTACCTGAGCACTCAACTCAAGAAATGCAGTAGAGGTAATGTTCTCTAAGAGATTCTGGGATGGTGCATTGGTCTGGGGAATTACTTCCCTGAGAACTAGGCGCACGCCAGAAGGGACGAGAGGATAAGGAGCATAGGGACGGCTGGTACTCTTAGCGCGCTCTTCTTCGTAATTGTTGAAGGCTACAATATCAGCTGCGCTAGCCGATCCCTTGAATACGCGGTTACGCACATTATCAATACCACCAAGAGCGGCTACAGCAGCCTCGACAGTGGGACTGATGAATACATCAGCGTAGGCCTCAAGGTTAGCATCATAGTTAACGAAGTAATTGACACCAGCGGCGACAGCAGCAGTTTTATCAGCCGGCTCTAAGTAACTGGGTACTGCGCTAATTACAAAGCGCTGTCCCTGTGCTACAAGAGAGCCAAGAGCACCGAAATCAAGAGATAAGCCATTGAGAGAGATAGGAATACCATCGAACTCGATGGTCCCACCAGTGAAGTTAATCGTGTCCTCGTTAGGAGAGGCCTGTACAGTTGCGGTGGGGGCGGTAGTTACCCCACCCAACACATACAGCGTATCGTAGATCGGCTTACGCGCTCCAGGGAGGGCCTGCCAAACGTTGTGGATAGACATAGTTTAAAGATATGTGGGGGGTGAGGAATTACAAACCAGGGAAGAATAGCTCTCCTTGGATACCGAGACGCTCATTGATTTGCTGTACGGTACAGGGAGTTACATGACAGACGCGATAGGGAAACTTGAAGTAGGGAAGACCGGCATTACCCATCTGAACCGCGATACCAGGTGCTGCCGGAGGAGGAACATCAGTAACAGTACGAGTCCATAAGCCAGGGCTATCAATACTGTTTTCACTAGAGCAATACTGAGTTCTACCCGGCGCTTCTACGTTGCCATCGCTATCGCGGAAGCTGAGAGCTACAATTTTGTTCTTAGGCCATACGCGCTTCTCAACGCCATCAACGGGGTCCTTGTAGATAGTATCTACTACGTGAACGTTGACTCCCGCAATAGAGACGATATCGCCGCGGGTACCTAATACTAGGCCCATGCCAGTTCCTAATCCACCAGCAGGGAGGGGACCAAAGGACCCACCACTGCCGTTGGAGTCAATTGTGCTGTCTCCAAACACTGCGCCGAGCCTAGGGATAATACCGCCTTGTGCGAGACGAGCTTCTTCAGACATGAGGATAACATCGCGCATCTCGGGACCAATATACATATCGGTGATATCCGATTTATTGGTATCCTTAAACCAACGGTTTAGTCGACGCACGAAGTTGGAGAGAGCAAACTGAGGATCAGTGATAGGGATGCCTGAACTGGGAGTACCGCCTGCGTTTAAATCAATGAGGTTACGGAATAAACGTGCCTCATTACGGCCACGGTAACCTTGGGTAACGTTGAAGCCAAAGAAGTTGCGCGCGGGGATGTGCGCGGGGGCCTTAACACGAACTCCAGAACGAGGATCAGTGTAATGGATGCCGCCGAGCATCATAGCAGCCCGGAACACGTTCCAGGTTAACTGGTGCTTCTGCATTTGACGGGTGAGTTTCTTCTCAATCTGTTCAGCAGCAGTAGCGCGCTCATTAGTAGTGCCCTCTCTCACAGTGTTATTGAGTTGGGCATAACTCATGTACATCGACTGACGGATAGGGAGAGGCTGGTAGGATTGGCGATACACTGTATAACCGTCGTCATCAACGAATAGGTCAGGTGCACCCCATTCAACCACAGGGAAAATAGTATTGACGCCTTCGATGACATGCTCAGCAATGACAATGCGCTCAGCGATAGTCTCATCGGGGAATACAGTGCTGAGAGGGGTCTCAGGTAACTTAGCGAGAATAGAGCGGGCTAACTCAGTGTATACAGGCTCCCGAGGGAACGTAGTGTTGTCTACTAAGTAGGGGCTGCTGATAAGTGCTTGAAGGTTGGGGCTCGGAATATCTGCCATATTAGTGGGAAGTTAGTAAATTAGGACTAGACCTTGGATTTCTTAGCTGAATCCCAGTTCTTCTGGGCTAGCTCGTGGAGCTGGGCTTCTAGACCAGATGGGCGGGTGGCTGCGCTCTGGCCAAACTGTTGCACTACTACGGGCTGACTGTTAACAGCAATATTTAATAGCTCTTCTAATTCCTCGGTTACATCGCGCTCGCCGCCAGCCTCTGTAGAAAGCTTGATAACACGAGAACCGCCGTGGAGTGCATCGGCTAATAAACTGAAACGCTCAATTAACGCAGGAGGCACGCCTCTGCTTTGTAAGCGCTTAGCACGGTTGGCCTTCTCTCTAACACTTACCTCAGTAGAATAGGCCTGAGCTACAGATTGGGTCATCGATAGCTTCTCCTCAATAGTCTCTAACTGCCTAGTGAGGGTAGCTATTACATCAGACTGAGCCTTAGTCATAGCTGCTAGCTTCTCTTCGTATGCCGCCTCTAGACTAAGGCGCATGTTATCAAGGGCATCTTTAGCCGCTACTAGTGAGGGCTCCGTTGCCGGGACGGGCTCGGGAGTCCCGGGAATCTCAGTAGTTTCCATAATAATCTCATCCGACATAGTTGTTTGACTAGAAATTGTTTGTTCAGGTATAACTGCGCTTAATTTAAACACTGCTCCGGCTATTGTTTGTGGGCTCTGGCTAAGTGCCACTACCTTCTCTCTATGAGGAATGAATGGAGCATTAGTTAATGCAGTTCTAACTAATACAGTTCCTCGATTAACTCCTGTTTTCTTATCAGTGAAATTAGTCATGAATTCGCTTGAGCTGTATTCGTACTCTTCCCTGCTAACTGCATCATAGGCTTCTGGCTTAGGTGTATAGTATCCCACTAGCATGTCGCCCTCAATGCGTAATTGCTCGAGGTCCCCACGCTTACGCTGAGCATCAAGTGCTTCTGCGGTCTCTATGAATTCATTGTAGCTATCAGCGTCGAAGCTCTCAATAGGGTGGCCGAATGTAAGGTATGGCTCAAAGCCTAGTACATCATTCTCGAAGTTAGTGATGGCCTCTCTATCTTGGCCTGCGGTACTCTTAGCTTACCCTTTAATAGCTCTATACTGGCGTCTCCTACGGCAGCTGAGCTGAATAGTCTGGGCCCGTTATGCTCTATGTTGACTGGACAGAAGTCATCAGTGCACTCTCTGACCGCTTCAACCTCGATAGGCGTAGTCTCAGCCAATGGGGCTTCGGCTGCGCTAGGCGGGGTCCCTGATATCTCAAAGGTAGGGTTATCTATACTTAAATTATCCTCTACAATAGAGGTATCAATAGTTTCGGGCATAAGCGTAATTGCTGGTGGCTTCATTAGCCTGTATCAACTGACATTACTAAAGGTAGGAAATATGCAATTAGAAAGAATATTGGCTTTAGAGGCTCTAGAGCGACTTCTAGTTCGCCGTATTCGTAACGCGACTATTAAAGATACCTATCTGGTCTTTAATCTCGATGAGGGGTTGAGTGCCAGGCCGTATAAGATAAGTATAGCTTCTCTACTACAAGGTACGCTCGAGTCTACATACTATAATTACCTGGCCGGCCGTATGCTAACTGAGGGCTACACTTATACTGCAGTTGAGGGAGGTGAGATAGTAGAGTCACCTCGTGGTAATATCTATCAAATACATGGTGCAGACTGTAGTTGCCCTCAGCGAGGTTACTGTAAACACCTCATACTGCGAGACTGGCACCTAGCATACCGAGCGCGGCAGAACGATCTACGTCATCGTGTAAAGCCTATATAGAACTAATGGCATCAGGTAATCCAGTAATGGAACGTATGTGATCCTTATCTCCATCTACTAGGAAGCCCATGTCGTGCATATGCTTAATGGCTTCTATTAGTGCTGTTAGATCAGTGGCCCTCCCCGGTAAACGAGTTATATAGCCCGTGTTGCTAGCTAGTGGGTATAGTGCGGGGTCGAAGTTCAACCTGATTAGATTGCCTATGACCTGCTCAGTGAAGGCGTGTATCACTGTATCGAATATACTGTTGATCTTACCATCAAAGAGCTCTAGTTGAATCTCGCTGGCCCGGCCTGTACCAAAGGTAGTCTCTCTATTTTGCACCAGTAGGTTAGGAATACCCATACCCATTAGCATATTGCTATCGCAGAGTGATATGGCTCTTTCGAATGAGTCACTGAAGTTATTACCTGTAGTTAGGGCCCCCACCTGTACCGGCTGCTCCTTACTGAGCTGTGTTAATACTAAACCAGAGTCGGTGCTCAGACGCCGGAGTGCGTCCTCTGCCTGTTCCGCTATAGTAGTGGTTATCTCTGTACCATCGGGGGCCTCCTCTACTACGCCTGTATTACCGGGCGGCACTATTACGTATATGAGGGGGGTGCCATAGCGGTCTAGAGCTATGAGCATCATATCTCGAAAGGCCCGTTTAAAGATAGAGTAGTCTAGCACGCTAGTGAGGCAGCTGGTACCCCAGGGATTATTGCCCTTAGTGTTGTAGTTAATGAATAGCCGTTTGTGACTAGGGAGCCGTACGTGACTACCTACCACGTCTACTCTCTTAGGGGGGTCTCCTATTTTATAGGGAGGCAGGGGCACCCAGTAGCCCGACTTGTATTGACTAGCTGTTACTGTATCACCATCCACTATACGGCCATTGTCGTTAGTGATGAGCATGACCTGTAGTGGGTGATAATTAACTATGTCATCTAGCACCGTAGCCGGCATATTATCACGCGTGCCGTGGGCGTATATCTGCTCGCTTAGGCTAAAGCCATACGTCATAATAGACTTCACGCAATGAGATATCCATGTCTTGGCCCTATTGCGTAGTTGGTCATCTATGAACTTCTTAATGCGTTTATCCCCGTGTTGATAGGGCCCGACCTTATTAAGCACGCTCAGTGCTATAGAGTCGAGGCCCTGCGCTATGATAGGCTCCACCTGCGCTGCCTCATCCCAGGCACTCAGCTGCTGGTAGGTAGGCTTACCTGCTCGTTTATAGCCACCATCCTCAGATAGATAACTAGTGGCTAGGCCTAGGTGCTCCATAGCGTAGATAGTGCGCCGGCGTATTGCTGGCGTGGGGGCATTGCGTACTTCCATATTCACCAGAATGAGGGTCTTTTAATCTCAGATAGTGGGTTAGAGTTCATATTCTCTAAAGATTTAGTCATTTCTTCTAGGGATTGCTTTTGTTTTTTATTCTGATTCTGAATATAGTTAGACGCCGCTTGATAGGCGGCCTCCTGCATATATTCGTCTTGCTGAATGAACTCCTGCAATCCTATACCAGTGACGCTAGCTATTATAACCCACTTCTCTAGTTGATAGTACTTGGTATAGTTCTGCGCCACCTGAACTACATAGTTATGTTTAATAACAGGTAGATAGGGGTCAGGTGGCGGCGATACTATAAACCTAGCACTAGGGAATATACTGCCGGCAATTTGTAGCAGAGGGTCGGCTATACGCTGGAGCGCGGCATTCTTACAGAATAACTCAGTGTTTATTAGGTGGAAGTACGTTAGATGAATGTTTAGATGACTTGCTTCGATTTTGTAGTCGTAGCTCGCGTGGAAACACCCATAAGCTTTTTTGCCTCCGCTTGGGCCTTCTCGCGCCCTTTATCGTCAATGAGATATAGGCTACTAAATACCTCCATAAAGTATTGTTGGTCCTCGACACACCAGTCGTCAATGATACCATCGGGTTCGTAGTCGTAGGCATCGCTATCCAGGACCCGGCCATTGATGTTAACAATACAACGAATAGCTAGTACTTCTTCAGGTAATAGGCCGCACTCCTTATTATAATTCTTGATCATCTCGCGGCGGTCGTGAACCAGGGGCGGCTTGAAGCTAACCTCGAATTGGCCCTTCGGTAACTTGATGGTGTGCATAACGTCTCTCCATGTATATGTTATAAGATATCAGATAAGCTGATTGATATAATCCTATGAGGCCACTGCCCGCTAAAGTAGGCAGTTTTTCAGCTATAGCTATATTTAATAGGTTTTGTACTCTACTGATGGATATCAATAGCTCACTATTCTCTAGTAATCGATTTAATGACAGTGCTCGTTGGAATGCCCTCTACCGTATCCCTGAGAATACGCGCAGTAGATTACTACAGGGCTATAATCCTCTAGAAGTATTAATGGACCCTAACTTTATACCGCCTGGTACCGACGCCTCTATGGAGATGGTGCTAGCTGATGCTTTCTATGATAGGGTAGTTGATACTAGTAGTAGTCGAGCTGCTATCTCGAGTCTGTGGGATAGTATGGAGGGCCCCGCTCGTCAGGAGCACTTCGAATACATGGCAGGTATGGGGGGTACAGCTACTCCTGCCCGTAGCCAGACTGATGATATGCTTAATTGGATGGCCCAGCGAGATCAGCTCACTATGCAGTCTAACCTAGAGGGCATAGACGATGAACGCCGCCTACTACTAGAGAATCGCTCTAGCATGTTGGATCTACTATCTGATGATGGTTATAATGTACGGCCCGGCTTACTACCTATTGCCGCGCTAGTAGATACAGCAGAGAGAGAACTGCGTATAGACATCTATCAGTTCCAGAATGAGCGCGCTATAGATATGGTGGGTGAAGCTGTAGAGAGAATGGCTGGTAGTGGCCAGAGGGGCCGTGTGGTAGTTCGTATGGCTGCCCCATCTGAGACTGATGGGGACTCTCGTAAGAATTATGATATCCTGGGCCCCAACATTATGTTTTATAGACGGCTGTCCTATCTACGGGACCGCTTCGGGAGTAATGTAGATATAGATATCCAATGGGCTGATAGACGTAATCACCCTAAGTTCTTCGTTAGTGATAGGGCCGCTCTCATAGGTACGATGAACGTGACGCGGCCACTAGGACAATCGCTAGAACAGGCAGGTTCTAATGTAGAGTTCACGCGGACTATACGCACTAACCTGACCTATAGTCAAATACAGGATGCCGATAGAGGTATACTGCCTGGTACTATGACGCGGGCTGATAAATTATATCTACAGGCCCGCGATGTCATGGATAGACTCGAGGGCGGTGATAGAGTTCTATTCACGGGGCAGGATAATATAGGTGGTGCTGGTGATATTAATACTGCGCTAGGCCGCCACGTAGATGAGCTGACTAAGACGCCTACTATCGATGGTAAGACGGGCCGTCTCTATATGGTACTCAATCAGGTGTTCCTGCTCAAGCACGATAAGTCCCTGATGGCAAGTCAGCTTAAGGGGGAGATGGGGGAGAGTCCTGAGTCGGAGAGAACACTATCTGGTTACCAAGCGTATCTAGAGGCTAAGGAGCAGGAGTACTCTAAACTTCAGGCTAAGGTATTAGATCTAGCTATAGAGGGGCGCGCTCGTATAGGTGTAGATATACATACTTATCGAGAGGGTGTACAGGACCCTATGAGTCGCTTACTATTGGGTAATCAAAGACTAGCTGCTGAGTTATCTGACTCTAACTACGACGTGGCTCGATGGGTTAGAGAGAACCGGGGCACTGGTGTTAGTGATATGGCTAACGTATTAGATAGATATGGCTTCTATAGTGGAGATCTCGAGGGCCGTCAGCGGATGGCCCGGCAGCTATTAGCTATAGCTAGTGGTAATATAGAGCCGACCGCAGTACCGCGCAGCCACGTTAAGGCATACCTAGCGACCTACGAGAATGACGCCATAAATCAAGGGGCCGGGCTGGGCATGCAGAATATAGACAATCGTCAAGCCTTCGATATCCTGGGTGGTAGCCAGGGATCTAGTAACTATGGTCTTAATTCTTTGGCAGATAGTGATGATCTCCTGAGCCGTCAACTCGTTAACCAGGAGATCAATATAATTTACGATAGGGTGGGGGGGACAAGCCCTCTCAGTCTCTCTAGATAGGTGAGACTCATTATAGTGGGCGGGACCGTAGGTCTATGTATAGTAATAGAGTAGATAGAAGAGCCATACTGGACCTAATCAATGAAATAGAGAGAGTTAATGCGGCTGTCGGCTCTGAGGTCATAGGCATACAGCGAGACTACGATGGTCTTAATCTAGAGGGTGCTACTCTAACACTCAATAAGGGCCTACCTACTCAGCGTGTATATAGATGGGGTGCCTATAAGAACGCTAGTGGACGGGGGCCCGCTGCCTTCATAGATATAAGCGGGGGTCGTCAGATAGAGTCAGCTGAGCTGTTCAATACTGGCACAATGCGTATGGAGCTGGCTATAGAACGTGATGGTCGTGGTGTGGGTCTGGATCCTCGTAGACGCCTGCGCCTTAATCCACTGGATGTAGTAGTGGGCCTCATGAGCTCTATTGCGTTAGAGAGTGAGACTACTCGTTTAGTGCGGGCCCCACTTATAGAGTACCAGAGATACTATAGCCCTGATAATATACGCGCCGCCCAGGCCGTACAGCGTGACTCCGGCGCTCAGTATCAGAGTGCCATGAACTTCTTCGAGAAGCTACTGGGCGTGAGTGGTCTCGATCTAACCACGGACGAGGGTACTAGTAGAGTACAGCAGGGCCTCAGTAACCTGACTTCCTTGTTCTACTCTAGTGACCCCGATCTAGATCGTATACGAGACCTAGCGAGTATATCTCGTACTGATAGCCGTCGTAGAGTGGCCTTCGAGGAACTATCTAACATATTTCTTACCTATGCGCGGTCTATAGATGAGAAAGGCCAGCCTATAATAGACCTAGAGGCACACCGTAGGGGGGCCCTTAATCTTGCCGCTAATAAGCTATATGAGATTATGGATCAGGGCCCCATGTTCGCTGATGTGTTATTCAAGTTTATCGAATCCCAGAATGATAGTCGTTATAATATTGATGTGCGCGAGAGGTTAAAGGAGATACATGATAGCGCATTCGCTGCGTTCCTCACTCCTACGCAGGCTCGTAATTATGGTTCTACACAAGCAAGTAATCGTTTAGTAGCCTATGGCTTTGGTCAAGGTAGGCAGCCTGCCGGTATATCTATAGTTAATGCTGCGCTACGTCGTATTAAGGCTAATGAGACTACCTTTAGTAACCTGAGTGCCTTTGCTTATACTGCTAGCCCATTGCCTATAGGTCCGGTATCTGACCTCGGTGTAGGCGATGACTTCCTCTTTGTACGAGTTGCTGAAGGTAACGTGAGCCCTACGGCTACTGATGAGAGTCAATACTTCACTGCCTATAATAATGTGCTACCTCTATCTCGCCGTGCCATTGCCAGTGAGGTCTTCGACCTATCCATCATACGCAGTACTGGTGTGGGGGATATCATACGGCGAGATGAGCTGAGCGAATACATGAAGGCAGTGAGTCATTTGGGTATAGACCGCTCCCTGCTAGAAGCAGAGTTCGATGCCCGCGGCGATAACCTACTCAGGTTCTTCTTTGATCCCAATAAGCCGGATCAGGTGCCTCAGCGTCTCAAGAACGTGATTGGCATGCGCCCCCTCATGGATATAAGTGAGAGCTACACCCAGGTGCTGGAGCTAGTTAGTCCCACTGATACCGGTAAGGTCATACCTGAGTTGACTCCCGTTAGGTATAGGGCCCGCTACGGTGGTAGCGATGTAGATGTACTGCAGGGCAGCACGTATCAAGACGCATACCTAGCTGACCTGCGCGCGGGGTTAGAGGCACGTGGACTAGATAGTAGTATCGTAGATGATGGTTATCGCTATGGTGCTATATTCAGTGGTAGAATATCGCGCTTTATGAGTAGTGAGGCGGCTGTAGAGTTAGAGGCTATACGTTATGAATTGGCCGACCGCCTGGGTATTGATAGTGAGGATATACCCACTGAGGATGATAGCGTACTGGCTGAGCTATTCCGCGCTACTATAGTGCAATCTCAGCTCTTCGCTAGTAGAGAGCGGGGATTGATAGGCTCTGGACGGGCCCGCCCTACTGTTATGATTATGGCGCTAGAGGGGGCCTATAGTGACTACGCGTATGCTAACCCACTACATAGGGTAAGACGTGGCTTCCTAGATCAGGCTACTAAGAGTAGTAAGGCTAGTCTACTGGGGCGGGACTGGACATTCGATAATATAGTAGTGAGTAGCGACGACCGTATTGTATTCGATGAGGGAGAACAACGCTACTATCTACTAGATAGAGAGGGACGCCGTAAGCAGGCTATCACTAGTCGTAGTGAGATGCGCGTATTTCTAGGCCAGATAGAGAGTACATCTCGTAATCCTAATATGGGGGCCGCTATGGCTACTAGTGCCGCAGCCGGTATACGCGGCGAGTACGCTATTGAGCAGCTACTACAGGTTAGTAGGCTGACTGGTAGCGATGCTACTAATGAAGTGCAGGTACAGATACAATTCCTACGCACTCTACTTGAAGGTGGCTCTCGAAGGGTAGAAGCGGAGCGCGGTCTGGCTAAGATAGTCCCTGTGTTCCTGAGCGAGGATATTATGCGTAGTGAGGTGTTCCCCACTATACAGCAAGGGGGCTACCATAGTGCCCTCGAGATAGAGGACATCCAGTATATAGTCAGCCCCACTAACCTGAAGAGCTACGCATTCAATCACGGGGCCACCCTACTTACCTATAATGGTGGGGAGCTATTTCGTCGGGGGGTACTAGAACGGAATGATCAGCAGATAGCGGCCGCTCTCCTTTCCATAGCTGATTCGCGTCTCTTTAGTAATAATAGCAATATCAATATAGACACTGTCTATATAGAAATAGCACAGTTGGCAGCGCAGGGGCGGCTCGGTAATTACTATCGTGACCTCTATATGTCTACTATGCTGGAACTTATGCAGAGTGATAAGCTAGGAGATGGCTCCCCTCATCTCGAAATAGGTAGGAAGCTAGTACGCGGGAGCGACGGTGCTATTAATAGACTACAGAGTCCTGTTCTAGGGGCCATTGATATATCAGAGATAATGACAGCCCTGCGTAGTGGAACTAGTAGTGGGTCATTATCTAATAAGGTAGGTCTGATAGTAGATGCAGCAGATGCAGCGCGCAGGGGTTATGTAGATACTGGGGCTATGGGTCGCGGCTTTGAGCGCGCTGCTATAGCCGGTAACCTAGAGATTATGATGCAGCTCATGTCACTTAATAATACCCTAGAGCTCAATACTACGCCAGTGACTGGTAGCGATAGTATATCTCGTCATGCGTATGCGGCTATGAGCGTTATAGCAGGCGTTACGCAGGCAGATGAGATAAGCGTAGGCCAGGAAAACGTGGCCGTTATGCTCGATAGATTGAGTAATTACTCTCGCTATGTAGTGCTATATAATGCCGTGATGGGTAGTAGCTCTAAGGTGCCATTGAGTAGTAAGGACACTGCGCAACTAGAAATGCAGCATATAGTATCTAGTCCCTTCATGGCTAACGTGGATAAATTCAAGCGTGATGGTAGTGTTGATAGTATGCGTAGGGCTATCCTTGGCGTCATGAAGATGGCTATAGGGGCAGACCCCAATAAGATGGCGGTGGATGATATTCCTATGTATGACCTGGCTGGTCTAGACTTCCATGCTAATTCTACGCTAGGAGAGATATTACTAGGAGTGTATAACGATGCGCGGGCCCCACTAAGCGATATAACTAATCTACGCGAGCGATACCGGCAGTTCCACACTGCATTGTCTCTACTCGAGAGTGCCAGTGATACTGACATGGTGTCGTATACTAGAGGGTCGGGCCCTGATACTACTAATGTTACTCATACTATACTTGATGAGATAGCGACATGGATGGGCCAACCTGCGGGGACTGATAGAGATACTCTACGTAATGTAGTACGCCAGTCACTTCGTGTCCTGAAGAATGATATATATGCCCATGCGTCCCGCTGGCGTCTAGCAGGAGATAAAGTACTGGGTGTAGAGGCCACTGAAGCTACCGTGCAGTCAATGGGCCAGAAGAATCTTCGTCGTATAGCTTATGAGTTTCCCTCCTTCCGTATAGAGGGAAATAACGTTGTATTCAATACAGCTATTAAGGAGAGGGGATTTATCCTGAGTCCTGAAGATGTGAGAATAGCAGGTATTCAGTTCGGTAGCCACGAGAATGAGATAGCTGCTGCTACAGTAGATAAATGGGTTATGCTGGCCCCCGGTAGTACAGTACGTGATATCTTCGAGAAGGTAGCCATTGAGTCTAGTTCGAGGACTACTATTGAACTAGAGGGCCTCAGTGACTTCCAGATACAGGAGTTGACTAGGTTCCAGGAACTCAATAGCACCTATGAGGCCCGCGTTTATAATGACCTGGCGAGCGCATATCTGCAGCCTATCACTGGTAATAAAATAGGCGTGACAGGTACTACTGGCGTAGGGGCCGCTAGCTGGTATGTACCTGTGCGTGGCGCCGTACTAGCAGAGGCCACTATGGAGCGCTTCGGTACGCGAGGTAGTCAGACACGAGAGGAGATACTTACTAGATTAGGAGACCATCTCAAGAATAACCTGTCTGTTATTGGCCAATCAGGTGATAAGAGAATTGGTCGTAGGTTAATACAACAGCAGATATATGCTATAACCGAGGGACTCAGTATAGCGGGCATGTATGGGCTGGAGACAGTAGTAGATAAAAGTAAGAACTTCCAGAGTAGGATAGCCGGTATAGAAAAACTGGCTCCTGGTTTACAGGCAGCTGAATACGCTCATCTAGAGATAGAAATTAAGGCCGAGATGGATAGATTCAGTAGCATGAAATTCAGCGGTAGCGGGGATTCTCTGGTATCTACTCTAGGTGAAGCCGAGATGGGCACAATACTGGAATCTCTGCCTGGAGCTGAAACTCATAAGTATAGAGATCTGGGTCACTTACCTATTATTATCTCTGGGCTCATGATAGGTAGTCAGGGCCCGGCCCGCTCTATCATACCTGATAATATGCGGATCTACATTGACACTAATGCATTAGGTAATAGGTTTGATAACCTGGATCTACTACAGGGTCGTGCACGTAAGAATCCCATAGACCTATCCTTCTTCAGCGATACGCGTGGTAAGGATGGTGCTGAGATGCTGAATACATTCTCTACTAGACTAGATAGTCTAGAGAGAACTATTAATGACGTAACCTCTGCTGTAGATACGTATTTAGAAGGTAAGAGCCCGCGGGGCACTGATTTACATAATAGAGGCGTGGCTCTCATAACTCAGTATAGGAAGCTGGTAAGTGATGCAAACGCCGCCTATGCAATGGAACTAGATCCAGTTATGGCTAATCGTGCAGCGCGCGATTCATTATTCATAATGAATAGTACTCTGCAGGCTGATATGAGTATATTCTTCACTGAGCTGGAGTTAACGAGAGCCTGGATTCAACGTAGCCCGCCCCCTGGGAACACCCATCTCGATAAGCTGGTGTTCGGATTAGATACACTCAATAGTATCAATAACATATACCGAGACCTGACTGGCAGTGGCTTTAACTTCTTTGATGATACTCGTAATAAGTCATTGACTCTACTTAATCCCATCAGCTTTATAGCCAGTAACCTAGGAGACTTCGACGGGGATACCTTCAGCGCTATATTCTTCAATTACTCTCAGATGAAGTTGCAGCGCGATGATATGCTGGAACGCGCTAAGGAGCGGCGGGAGATGGCATCTCAGGCTGCTGATCCCGCTAAGCGTACCATTCTAGAGAAGCAAGCTAGCGATTTAGAGACGCGTGCCAGTGCTCTACTGGATACTATACAGCAGGTAACCACTAATGCTAGTTGGAATGAGTATACCGACTCAGTGTATAGCTGGGTAGCGGGCTATATGAAATTAGATAAGGGTATGCTGGAACAGAGAGGTATAGAACATGCCCTGGTACTAGTAGAACAGGCCCGCGGTCTCTTCGGTATGATGGAGGATGTATACGCGCGTATACACCCAGCTCACGAATCCCTATTAGAGTTAATACAGCAGAGTAGAACCGATAGTGCAGTTGATATAG